CTACTCCGGCGCGCGCCCGAAAGCCGTGTTGATCGCGCCAAACAGCTTCTCGGCCCTCGCGGCGGTGCCCTTCGGCAGGTCCGATGCCTTTTCCCAGCCGTCGAACCGCCACAGGATTTCTGCCATGACGCGGCGCTTGTCGAGTTCCGAGTGCCCGTACCGCTGGACCAGCACCGTTTCCACGCGCTTGGTAATCATATCGGAGCCATCGACCGGCAGGTCTTCCGGCTTGATCGCGATTCCGAAGGCTGCATTGACGCAATCGATGTAGAACTGGTCGTCGAACAAATCCTCGATCGCGGCGTCTGTCTTCCTGATCCCGGCTGCCTTGCCGAGCATGAGAACGCGGAACCGCGCCTTCTGTTCGGCCGCCAGCCCTTTGAGCGTTAGCTCCTCGATCTTGTCCTTTGCCGCCTGGCCTTCGACATCGGTATCGAGAAGAACGCCGGAATCCCAGCCCTGACCGACGGCAAAGGCGGCGTACATGGGCGTCTTCGGCGCGCCGCGCGCAGGCCAGAGATAGATGCGGTCGGAAAGGTGCGCCTTGCCCTCACCGCGCAGAAGCCCAGAGAGCTTGTGCAGGATTAGCGCGTCGTCGCCGCCTTCCACGATCAGCGTCTGGCGCGTGCCGAGCAGGCCGCTCATGTCGCCAGTCAGGCCGAGCGAAAGCTCGATCACGGCCATCGGCGCGCGCTGGCTGCTCACCACACCCTGCTTGACGGTGGCGTGATGGCCCTTGGTCTCGACAATGCGCACCCGCTCGGGAAAGGCCGGATCGACCATCGAGGCGAGATGGGTGGTGTAAAGGATGGCGTTCGATTTTGAGAGCCGCTGAAAGACTTCGAGCAGGTCGCGCTGCCCGGAATAATGCAAATGAATGCCGGGCTCTTCGAGCAGCAGGATGCAGCCCTTGTACTGGCCCCGGCTCGCGTGCGTAAACTTCCAGGCAAAGGAGACGTGCCATCTAAACCCGCTGGAGCGCCGGTGCAGGCGTACCGGCATGCCGACCGCTCTATCCTCGGCGAAGATGTTGAGGGTCGTCCCGTCGATCTCGATGTCGAAATCGACCTCCTTCTGCGTCCAGAGATCGCGAAACTGTTTGCTGAGGTACGAGGACGCCGCCCGCTTGTCGAAGGAGCGAACCGTGCGGCCTTCCGGCGTCGCGCCCTTGGCGAGGAACTCGTCGATGTTAACCCTCGCGAGATCGAGGACGATCTTGACGGTCTGCTCTTCATTCGTGAGCTGGTGCCATTTGACACCCTTCAGGCGCTCGGCGAGCTGGTTCAGCTCGATCTGCGTGCCACTGAGCCCATAATCCTGAATGAGCACGAACTTGGGCGCGTGCGCTTTGACCCAGGCATCGACCTTTGCTGCGTCGAAATGCTCGGCGAGTTCCCCCTCCACCGCGAAGCTCGGCCCCGCGTCGTAGGACCGCGAGCCGATCAAAGTCAGCTGTGACGGCAGCTCGGCGGCAACTTCGCCCTCTCCCGCCGGGCCCTCTTCGGCTGCCTGCTCTTCTTCCTGTGCGGGCTCGGGCTCCAGGTTCCCGGCCGCATCATAAAGGGATTCGATCTCTTCCGACGACAGAGCGAATTTTGCCTGGCAGACCAGTGCGGACGGGTCCTTGTTGCCCCAATCATCGACGGGCCAGTCCTCGTCGATGTTGTAGTCTTCGTCCGGCGCAAACGGATTGATCCGGTAGAGGGCTTCGAAGAGATTGCTCTTACCCGCCTCGTTCTGGCCAACGAACGCGGTGATGTTGCCGACCTCAATCCAGCCGGAATCCCAGACGTTCCGATATTTAGTCACCTTGAAATGCGTGAGCTGCATCGATCCTCTAACTGGCCTAACCTGTCTTCGCTGCGCAGGGTGTTGGATGAACGGACCTGTTATGCCGCCATGGCTAAACCGGATCAAAGATCCAGGACGCCATGACGACATCACAGCCCTCGGGGCTCGGGATTCTTACGCTCATCCGCCACGATCAACCAATCTAACAGTCAAGCGCACGAAACGACAACTCAAAAGGCAAGGCGTGGAACTACGCCGCTGCGGTTGCCACGCCATCCAGCCGTACTGCGGCGGTGGTGACGCCGTTCCCCGCGGCCTCCACCGCCACGCCGATGGGGAAGCGCCCGGTGCCAGGCGCGTTCACTTGCTTCGCCGTGTTGTCCCAAGCCACGCGCGCGCCGACGGTGAGCACTGCGGCACTGGCCTTCGGCAGCTGGAACACGCCGGTGGTGGAGAGCTCCACCGGGTCGCCCTCGGCCGAGGAATAGGCGGCGATGCCGAAGATGCTGCCTACGATCAGCGCGTCGCCCGAGGCGATGCCGCCTGCGGGCGTGGTGACGCGGACGATGTGGCCGTTCTGGAGGTAGTTCTTCATCTCAGAGCCCTTTCGAGGATTGGATGCGGATGACGGAGATGCGCCCCGCGGCGCCCGCGATCTGCCGATTGAGGTCCGCGAGCGCGGCGGCCATTTCGCCGTCGCTCGCGTAGGTGATGCGCTTGCCGTCGTATTCGACGGTGCGGACGCCCCGGTAGCGCGCGGCCATCAGGGCGTCGCGCCAGGCGGTGAGCTGGGCGAATTCGGCCATGCTCACGCCCCGGCGTTCATGAACCAGCCGCGGTGGTCGATGAAGCCCGCGCCGAAGTCCAGGATCACCCGGATCTCGACGCCGTCCACGTCCCAGCCCGAGCGGCTCTCGACCTGCGGGCCCTCGGCGCCCGAGAGGTAGGCGAACTCCAGCCCGTCGATCTCGCCGGGGTCGGCGGTGACATACCAGCGCGTGGCGCTCGACAGGCGCGGCTCGACCACCAGCGACAGCGATCCCGAGAACGGGTTTACATCCGCCGCCGTCGCGGGCGCGATGCTTGCCAGCCACTTCTCGGCCGTTGTCTCCAGCGCGGGCGGGACCAGCAGGTTGCGGGGCGTCACGCGGATCGTGCGATCCTCGATGCCCTTCTGGGTCCGCAGCGCCAGCCGGGCGGCCGACAGCGTCGCGTCGGAGATCGCCGCGCCGGTGCCCGCCTTGTTGCCGTGGTCGGCGTGGAACAGGGTCTTGCCGTCTGATAGGGTCGGGCCGTTGCCGCTGCCCGTCTCGAGGAGCGTGACGAGGATCCGCGCCTCCGTTTCGGCCGCGGCCTGGCCCATGCGTCGGGCGAGGTCCGAGAAGGCGCCGAGGTCGTCGTTGACCAGCACCTGCCGGGTGATGCCGATCTTCCGCGCCCAGGTCTCGACCTTGTAGGCTTCGCGGGCCTCAGCCATGGTTCCGGCCTTGATCTCGCCGTGCTCGTTCAGCTTCTCCAGCAGCGGGGCTTCGCCCAGCATGATCTTGTTCACTGCGCGGAAGTCCCGCGCCGTGGTCTGGCGGCCGAGGCGGCGGATGCCCGAGGGTGCGGCCTGGTAGGCGTCGCGCAGAACCCGGCCCACCGTGTCCCCGAGGATGATCGGAAAGTCGGAGGTGGTGTGCAGCGCGCGGGTCACGAGGCTCGCGGGCGACAGCGCCATGGTGGACTCGCCCCGAAGCGTCAGCAATTCCTTCGCCATGTCGACCGGGGTCGAATAGGCGTAGCGGCGGGCGGGCTCGGAGAGCTCGTGCCGCGGGTTGATCCGGGCGTAGAGCGCCTCGCCCATCTGCCGCGCGCGGAGCGCGGGGTCGTCCTGGCTCTCGCCCATCTCGACGCGGACCTGCTCGGTGCGGATCGCGGGCGCGGATCGCTGCGCCAGCGCCTCGAAGGCCGCGCGGCGCGCGGTGTCGGGATTGGCGTTCGCGTCGATCTGGCCGTCGATCCAGGACTGGTCCAGCCCGGCGATGCGGGCGATGGAGCGGATCTCGGCATTCGCTGCGGCGCGGGTTTCTTTCTCCTGCGCCTCGGGCCGGGCCGCGGTGGTGGTCGTGTCGGTCATCTCTGTATCCATGCGAATGTGGGCGCCGGGGTCGGCGGGCGTCGGCACCAGGGAAATCTCGTGGGGCGTCCAGCGCACTGCGGTCAGCACGCGCGCTCCGTTCTCGGCGGTCTCGGACCATTCCTCGACAGAGTAGCCGACCGAGACATGCCGCAGTATGCCCGCCAGCACGTCCTGCCAGAGCGGCTCCACCTCCGGCCGGGCCGAGAACTGGATGAGCGCCGTGCCGCGCTTTCCGTCCACGGCCGCGCTGCGGACGGAGCCGAGCACGTCGCGCACGGCGGTCTGGCGGTGCGCGTCGAGCACGCTGGCGCCTTCGAGGCGTGACAGGTCGACAGCTTCGGGCGAGAGGCTGAGGCGTTCGACATATTGCCCCGCCATATCGCGTCGGCGCACGGGCGCGCCGGTGGACCAGACCACCTCGACAGTGCGGGCCTCCGGATCGGTCGTGGCGGGCGCCAGCGTCGCGCGGCGGGTGAGCAGTCCCATGGTGTCAGCCATCGGCGGCCTCCTTCTGCTGCGGTGCCGCCGTCTGGCCGAAGGCGAGCCCCAGCCCCTTCGCGCGCTCGCGGTCCGCGGCGATCTCGGCATCCACCTGCTCGGCGTCGTAGCCGCGCTCGGAGATCGCCTGGGACCGGCTCTTGAGCCCCGCGCCGATCGCCAGGATCTCGGCCTGCACATCCTTCATCGGATCGACGTAGTCGAACTTCGGCGGCAGCCATTCGCACCCGAGGTAGGCGTCCGGATTCCGGTCGAAGTCCTGCGCGGGCAGATCACCCGTGAGCACCGCCAGCCGCACGAACCGCTCCCAGACCGGGCGGCAGAACATATGCACCACCACGTTGTGCTGGAGCTGCACGACCCGGCGGCGGAACTCGATGAGCCCGGCGCGGATCGAGGAATAGGTCACGCCCTCCAGATCGCCCGAGACCAGCTCGTAGGGCAGCCCAAGCCCCGCCGCGACGGCGCGCAGGTGGTTCTTCACGAAGGGCGCGTAGGCGTCGTGCTCGGTCGGGTTCGAGAAGCGGATGTCTGTGCCGGGCGGCAGCGGGATCAGGCTGCCGGGCTCCATGCCGACCGTCAGAGCGCCGCCGGTGCTGGTGCCCGAGAGTCCGCCCGCAGTGCCGTCGGGATCGGTGATGAACCCGGTGAACAGCGCCGCCACCTTGGCCTTCACCAGCGCGGCGTCCTCGAACTGGTCCAGCTCGTGCAGCCGCAGGAGCACCGGCGCGAGCCAGGTGATCCCGCGCAGCTGGCCAGGGCCAAGCGGCTTGAACAGGTGCAGGCAATCGGCGGCGGGGACGCGGAGCGGGTCCATGCGGAGAGACCCCAGCGGATCGCCCGGGCGGGAGGACAAGACCCGGTAGGCGACCCGGCGACCGGCGGCATCGAACTCGATTCCTGCCCGGATCCGCGCCCCGCCGCCGATCTCGCGGTGCAGGTCCATCGGAACCTGCTCGCGATCCAGAAGCTCGAGGTGGAGGGGAATGGCGCTGGCGTCGCTGGCCACGCGGAGCCGGGCGAAGCTCTCGCCGCTCTCGACCATCGCGCGCACGGCCATGGCCTGCAGCCCGTAGAAATCCGCCAGCCCGTCCGGGGCGGCGTGATCGGTCCAGCGCAGCCAGAGCGCCTGCAGCCGTTCGCGCACCGCGCGGTCAGGATGGGTGGACTGCGGCTTGATCCCGGCGCCGACGACATTGCCGACGAGGCTGTCCACCGCCGCCGCGACCCACGGGTTGTTCCGCGCATACCCCCCGGCCCGCCGCGCCGCCGTGGTCGCGCCCGCCAGGATCGCCGCGTTCAGCCTGTCGACAGTCCGCGCCCCCTCCCAACGCCGCCCGCCACCCGCAGCGTCGAAGCCGCGAGCGCGCGCGAGGCCGACAAGGCGATGGAGGAAGGTCCGCATGGGCGGGACAATCGCCCGAATCGGATCCTCAAGCTATTGGGAATGTTTGGGAACCCTCGTCGTGGGCACTCTAGAACTGGATATCACGCTGCAGTTCATTGAGGAACTTGGCGCGCGAGACCTTGGCGTTCGCTCCGAGCCGACCGGCTCGATGCCAGCGGGTGACGTTTTCGACCGGGACAACGAACACGTCGACGACAGGAAAACCGACGATGTCAGAGAGGATGAAGCCCTTGATGCCATTCAGCTTTGCGATGAAGCCGTCCTCGTTGAAGAGCCGGCCGGACCCGACCTGGTTGCTCGGGTTGAAGTAGACGCCCTGCCGCGTGATCGACCGGACCTCCCACATGTTTCCGTCCGGATCGAGAAGATCGTATCCTGCTCCCTCGGACGGCGCGAGTTTCCAGCCAGGGTTCTCCCACTTTAGGCGTCGCTCGATGATGAAGGAGACCCGGCGACCGTCTGTGAGATATTCTCGGATATCAGCGGTCGAGACCTTGAACGCGGACGCGAGCTCCTGCTCGTCCCAGTGCATCTGGAACCGATTCTTCATGTTTCCTCCTTGAGGTTTGCTCAAGTGTATCAAAGAGGAGACACGAGGATTTGTCTATGGTGCGGTTCGGACGACCGTGCGAAGGGCGAACACTTTCAGTATGATCTGCAATCGGATTGCCACCTCGATTGAGAGGAGAAAAAGAAACACTACACTGACGAGCCGATTTAGATTATGCGCCACGCTCTATTGGGAAATCCTCCATAGAGTGAAGGTTCCTGATTTGGATATGGTGGCAAAGATATCCGCCTGCGCCACCACCTTTCCGGCCAAAGTCCCTTCGTGGAGCTTTATCGACTTCTTCAGAGGTGGCCCAGCCAGAAATTCGGCATATCCAACCGGGTTCAAGCTGCTTCACGTATCGCTGCGGTGCATTGATGATCACCTGGACGTAGCATTCAGGCTTCCTTTTGGCGGCATAGTCTTCTCGCACCAACAAGTTCAGCGTGTCTCGAAAAGGAAAAGCGCTGGTCTTTATTTCGATACGCTCCAGAAAGTCTGGTTTCCCTTTTGTGCCGTAAAGATTATGGGCTCGCCAGTCACCCAAGAACCACTCCGCGAACGCCAACTCCCCTACAAGCCCGGCTACAGTGTCTATGGGGGATGCGATTGTTCTGTGCACACGAACCTCGGGCACCGCCGCGTCAGCGGCCGCGAGCATTTCAGCCGTGATTTCAATATCCACGTATCGCAATGTGGGCCGAGCCTCTTTCTGGAGGAAAATTCAGGTGCGCTGAAGAAGAACAATACGGTTCGTATTGGTGCCCTTGGACCCGTTGGCGACGCCCCAGCAATTCGCTGTCTTCGTGAATTCCTGATCGTTGATCATGACGCCAATGCGTTCAAACGGAAGACCCTCGGCGGCGCGCCATACCAGCTTTTCCAGCAGAACTTTGCCGTTTCGGACCTCACCAACCTCGAACGCGACATAGCCACCGGGGCGCAGGATACGGGCTTGCTCCGTGAGAACGAACGCAACCATGCTTGTCCACGCTTCTTCTGTGCGGTGCATGTCGATGGCGACGGTGTCAGGATCAATTCCAGCGAACCAGCAGCGCAACCAGTTGTCGCCGGCATACTGCACGATGTCGAGGAAGGGCGGCGAAGTAACGACCAGATCGACCGAACCATCTTCGATCTGAGGGGTGTGCCAAGCTCGCTCGGTCAGCAGCCGATATCCTACGGCGCGCGGCGCGCTGCCATCCCGCAGCAGGGACTTGGTCTTCTTCGCGATGATCTGCGCTACGTCCCGTTCCGGGGGCGAAACGCCCAGCTTCTCATTGATCTTTAGCTGGGCCTTGATCGAGACGGCTTGGTTTGGCGGCATCGAGCGGCCGGAGAAGAAGCCGGGCGAATGGCCCGAAAGGCGGTTGATAGAGACCATCCTGATCCAGTCCGCTACCGGATCAACTTCGGTTTCTCCGAGCGGCGCTCGTCCCGCCAGCCATGCTTTCAGCGCCTCGAGTTTCCGGAGTGTAGCCGGGTGGTAGAATGCCAGAAGGTCCTCGCGCTCGATCTCGCCTTGCGTCCAGTCGACCGTCTTGAGCGCTTCGACAATGTCCTTCAAAGAAATCGGAGCGAGCCGTGGGCGGGTGAGAAGCACGGACAGGGGGTTGATGTCGTTGCCGTAGGCACGGCGTCCCATCAGAGCGGCCTGCACCGGCGTGGTACCGCGCCCCATGAATGGATCGTGGACGGCGTCGCCATCGCGGGTCAGTCGCTTGATGAAGAATTCAGGCAACTGTGCTTTGAAGCACGCGCGATAGGAAATCTCATGAATCGAATGCGACTGACGTTGGCCGGAGGTCCAGAATTCATTGACGAAGTAGTCTATGCCATCGATCTCTTCGACGGCCGTTTTTCGGCCGAATTCGTCAAAGCCACAAATACCCTCAACGAAATCAATAGAGGTCGCGGCGTAATCTGAAATCGCGAAGAGTGGAAGCTGGTTCATGTGTTCTTCGTTTTTCCTTGGCGTGAGCGCCTGCTGCTCTGGATACCTCGCCCCGCAAGGAGCTAGCAAGAAGTTCGTTCGTATTTGGTTCCCGTCCGCCGAGCGACCAGCGCGGCCCGCAGATCATAGTAGCCACGGTGAACGGATCACGTTTGCCTGTGCGCCCCAGTCTGCCCTTTTGGCTTCGCGGGTGCCACAAGAAACCACCTCCTCCACCTCCTCGTTCAGCCTGAGCCCCATGCTGATCAGCCCGTGCAGTGCGGCGTGGGCGTAGACGAAGGTGTCGAGGGCCTCGTTGCGCTCGCCGTCGCGCTTGGGCTGCCAGGAGCGGATCGGGCGCCCCCGCTCGAAGCGGGTGACGATGCGCTCGGCGGTCAGCTGGCGGAAATAGTCAGCGTCGAGGCGGCGGGGGAAGTGGATCGCGCCGGGGCCGGGTTCGGTGAGGCGCAGGCGGGCGTAGACCGCGTCCTTCACCGCGTCGACGCCGACGATGAAGAGCGGGATCTTGCCCTTGTTCGTTCGCGTCGGGCGGCGCGGCCAGACGGGAATGCCTGGCCCGCCGCGGCCCTTGATCGCCCAGATGCGGCGGGCGAGGCGGGTGCGGCAGAACTCGTAGGCCATCTTGGTGTGGTGGCCGCCGGTGTCGATGGCGGCGGCACGCACGGGCAGCTCGATCCCCGCAGAGTGCGGGAACGTCGCCTGCAGCACCATGTGGAGATCGGACCAGAGGCGCGGCCCGGAGGGGTCGCCCCAGAGCACGCGGTAGTCGATCACCCAAGCTTCCTCGTCGCGGCCCCAGCCGAGGATCTGCACCTCGATCCGGTCGCCCTGAACATCGACGCCCGCGGTCAGCACGGCGACGGAGGTGGGCAGCGCCTCGCCCCAGTCCTCGCGCCGGGCCATCAGCGGGTCGGCAGGAACGGTGTCGCCCGCCTGGTCCTCCCAGGACTCGCCCAGCTTGGTGTTCACCCAGACCTGCAGGCGCGGAGGATCCTTGCGGACGCGGCCGTGCTCGGCGGCGATCTCGGCCCATGTCTCCCACGGCGAATAGAGCGCGGAGAGGTGGAAGCCCGCGGTGCGACCGTCGCCTTCGGCCGTCGCGCGCCATTCGCCGGCGGCCAGCAGGCGCGGCTTCTCGTGCTCGTGGTGGACGCCGCCGCAGGCCTCGCAGATCAGGTAAGCCTGATCGCACCGCCCCTCGAGCCAGCGGATGCGCGCCCAGGTGATCGGCGCCATGTCGCCGCAATGCAGGCAGGGGACGTGGTAGAAGCGCCGGTCGCTGTGCTCGAAGGCGGCCTCGATGCGGGAATGGCCCTTCAGCGTGGGCGTGGAGACCATGTAGATCTTGCGCCGGCCGCGGAAGGTCGCGGTGCGCTGGATCGCAAGATCGACGGGGTCGCCCTCGCCGTCTGCGTCGCCGGGATAGCCGTCCACCTCGTCGAGGAACAGGTAGCGCACGGGCGTGGAGCGCAGGCCGACGGCGGAATTGGCGCCGGTCATCACCAGCTGGCCGCCGGGGAAGGACTTGCGGAACAGGCTGTTTCCGGCGTCGCGCGAGCGGTGCGCGGAGACCAGGTCACGCAGGGCAGGGGTGGCCTCGATCAGCGGGTCGATCCGCACGGTGGTGTTCCGCCGCACCATGTCGAGCGAGGGCATCACCAGCATGGCGATGCCGGGCGCGTTCTGGATGATGTAGCCGAGCCAGTTCAGCCCGGCCTCCGAGCCGCCGGTCTGCGCGCCCTTCATCAGCACGACGCGCTCGTAGGGGCTGGCGGTCGAGAGCGCATCCATCACCGCGCGCAGATAGGGCGTCCGGTCTGTGCGCCAGCGCCCCGGCTCAGCCGAGGTCGGCGGAAGGATGCGGTGCCGGTCGGCCCAGTCCGAGACCGGGATCGGCGGTTCGGGGCGGATGCCGCGCCGCCAGGCGAGATCGATCTCAGGCACCATCGCCGAAGCTCCCCAGCGGCAGGTCTGCCAGGTGTTCGAGATGCTCGCGCATCATCCGGTCCAGCGCGGCGAAGGTTGCGCGCGGATCGGCGCCGAGTTCGGCCGCCAGCAGCGGCGCGGTGCGCTGGACCCACGCCATGTGCGCGTCGCGTTCGGCACGCGCGCGCGCGAACACCGTGCGCGTGGCGGCGGCGGTCTCGACCAGTTCGCCCCTTTCGCGCTCGTAGGCCAGTTTGGCGCGCTGGACCTTGACGATCTCATGCAGCCGCTTCGCCTCGGCCAGCGTGGTCGGATTGCGGGCGTGGCTCGCGGCACCGCCGCGGTTGCGCCGGGCGGGGTCGAGATTGTTCTCGATCCAGGCCAGCCCCACCGCCACTTCGATCCGCCCGTCCGCGCGCACCGGCAGCCCCTCGGCCACCAGCTGCGAGATGCGGCCCTTGGTGAGCCCGACCCGGGTGGCGAAGGCGGTCTTGGTCTCAGCACCGTCGAGTTTAGTCATATCCGCCCCCTGACGCTGGCGGGCCAATGCGCTGCGCTCCCCCGCATACAAATCCGCCCAACAGGAACCATGGCCCTGCCATCCCTTGCGAAACTGTCTGGCTTGACATGCCGCGTTTCCACGCACTGCCCCCGGCAGCACGAACGCGGGTCCGGGTCTCTTGCGACCGGGTCCGGGTTGGGTCCGGGTGCCTCATCAGCGTAACCCATTGGAATTGTTTCGTGGGTCCGGGTGGTCCGGGTGGGTCCGGGTCTGATCGCTATCTTTTCGGTGTGCGTGCGTTGTTCCCCATACCAGCAGGATTTTCCCGAAAGACCCGGACCACCCGGACCCACCCGGACCCAGCATTGATTTTGTTGGACAATTTGAGAAACGTAGACCCGGACCCAACCCGGACCCAAAGCTGACAGACCCGGACCCACTCATCCCACCTGCTCCTTGTCGAGGCTGTCGCGCCGATATCGACGTTCGCGCTGGGCGTTGTCACCGTGGCCCCCGATCCGGGCGCGAAACTGCCTGAAGCCCATGCTCGTGAGGGTTCGCACCACCCGGTTCTGATCCGCTTGCGCCCAGCGCCCTCGTTCGAGGCCCAGCGCCTTTTCAAGGATCTCTGCAACAGAGACACTGTCTTGTTGCCCGGCTGCATGCTCGATGTAGCGGCGGATAGGTTCGTCCCAGGCGTCGCCTTGGTAGCGGTCAGCCTGCTGCTCCGCGGCCAAGGCTTGAAGGCTGCGGCCTTCCAACCACCAGGGATGACCCTCGCGAAACCGGACGCAGGCTTCGACCCAAAGCTGGTCGCGATCCCGTTCGATGGCTGCAATGTCGATTGCACCGCAGGCGACGGGCCAGAACCGCCGACCGCCGGTCGAGTCTTTCAGATAGCCACCCTCGGGATTGACGCTGCCCGCAAACACGCATTGTCGCGGGAGGTCCACCAGCCGCTTGCCATAGGGTGGGCGGAAACGATCAGATGTTCGACTGATGAACGCCTTGATGGTGCCGACCTCTGCCCGCGACATGGTATCGAGTTCGGCGATTTCGACGATCCAGACGCTTCGTGTTTCCATCGCGGCATCCTTGCTGCCGAGATCGGACAAACGGTCTGTGAACCAAGGTTGACCCATGATCCGCAGCGCCGTTGACTTCTTGATGCCCTGCGGGCCCTCGAGGATCAGGGCGCAGTCCACTTTTGCGCCGGGCTGGTGAATGCGCGCCACGGCGGAAATCAACCAGCGTGGGCCGACCGCGCGGATGTAGCAGTTGTCAGTTGCGCCGAGGTAAGACGAGAGCCAGGTATCGATCCGAGGGGTTCCATCCCAGCGAAGGGCGTCGAGGTATTCCCGGACAGGGTGAAATGGCCGATCGCGCGCCACGGCCTCGACCGCTTGACCGGCTATCGAGGCCGGGACCAGAACGCCTTGATGCTGCAACCAGTCGGCAACCAGCAGGTCATCGCGGTCGGACCACGGCGTGTCCTGCCAGCCAATCTCACGCCTCTCCCATGGCGGCGGTTCGCGCGCGACAGTCGCGGCGGCAAATTCATCATGCCATAGAGCGTTACGCCATTCCGGTGCAGAACGCAGGGCGAGGATGGCATTGGCCAGAACTGGGCGTGGCTCACCCTCACGATTGGTCAGCAGGTCATTACGCCAGTCACGGATACTCTGACCACCGCGGCTGGCTCGGTCGACCAGGTCACGGACAGCCTGCTCGCCGTTCGCGCGCAAGACGTCGTTGAAATCCATTCCCAAGGGCGGATCCGCAACTGCAACATCGTGATCACGCCTGCGCAGCAGCCTGACGGCCTCGTCGCGCTGATGATGGGCTTTGCTGCCGGGTGTATCCCCGTCACCCGCGATGAGAACTGGCTGGCCTGGTGGTACCGGAGCCCGCTCGATGTTGGAGATGCCGAGACAGGCCCAAGTCTCCCGGCCGGTGGCCTGCCAGATGGACAGAGCATTCTCGACGCCTTCGCACAGGATCGTGGGTGCCTTGCCCGGCAGGCGCACGGCGGCCTTTTCCGACCAACCGTCAACGGCCTTGTTGGTGCGTTTCACTACCTTCAGCGGTGCCTTCCGGCCGTCGTCGGTGAGATAGATCTGCTGTAGGGCCAGCACCTGACCGCCCGAATCCGTCGCTAGAGCCACCAGCGCGCCATGGTTTCCGTATGCCGATGCCCGAAACCTGATGCAGTCGGGCGGGGTCACGGTGATGCCGCGGTTGCGCAGGTAGGCTTCTGCCGGGCTTCCGGTGATGGCAGCGCAACCTGCGACGATCTCGGCCACGACCGCCTTGTGGTCCGTGACTTTCGCTTGGGGGGCAGGGCGGCTGGCGGAGCGAAATTGAATGTCACCGATCCAGTCCCTCGCCCAGCGCCGGGCCTCCGCGTCGGATAGTCCCTTGTGATGACGGATGAGTTCCAGCCCATCCCCGCCGACACCGGCTTCGTGGTCGTACCACCGCCCAGCGCGGGGACCGGCGATCTCGACAGCAAGACTGCCCTTGGTGCCGTAGCGCAGCTGTGATCTTGTCGAATGGCCCGGATTGGGGGCGCCCAGCAGCGATTGCGCCAGATCGGCCATGCGATTGTTGACCCGTTCAGCCAGGTCAGAGACCGAGGCTGGGCTGCTGATCAAAGATCGCCCTCCTGCGCCTCGATCCAGGCGATGAGCTTGCTCTTGCGGGCGCAGATGACATTGCCGATCCGGAACACCGGCATCCGCACTTTGGCATCGCTGGCATAGTAATAGACCTTCCGGCGATGGCTGACGCTGCCGAAGACAAAGATGGCGATTGCTTCCGCGCCGTGCAGAAGATCGTCGGCAAGCGTTGGGCATGCTTCCGCTGTCGCAGGGGTGACCCGCGTCTGAATATTCATGGCTGTCTCCGTTTCGGGCTGAGCGTCAGTCGCTGTTGAGGGTGTTCATGATCCGCCGCTCGATGTCGCTCAGATTGACAACAGCGAAGGAGCGGACCTCGGGATCCGACACAAGGTTGGGCAATCGCTGAGGCGAAACGATCTTCGACATGGGCGCGGGAATGTTGCTCTCCAAGTAGGCAGCATCCTCTTGCGATGACATCCGGATGGGCCCTTCATAGATGACCAGCAGGGCGTCACCGTCGGCAACACCGTGGAGGTTGCTGATGTGTGGTGCGACCCTCGCGGGTTCAAACCCGAGGCGGTTGAAGTCCACGATGGTCCCGAGAGCGATCGCGTCCCGCGTCGTGAAGATCCGGGCCTTGCCGCGTTCGCAGTCGTTCTGAGGAGTCAGATACCCGCGCGAGATCCAGGCGTCGATCTGGTGACGGCCGATGTTGAATGCGTCTACCAGCACCTGGATCGTTATTTCTTGTGGCATTTCGCTACCCTTTGACAGTGCGTTTGATGTATGGATATGTGACATCTGACAGTGTGTCAACGCCACTGTAATCTTCGAGAATGTTGGGCTTCCCGCCCGGGTGCCGTCGAAGGATTGGAGGGAGAAGAATGGCAACAATTCGCAAACGCACGCTGCCCTCGGGCTTGGTCCGATGGCAGGTGGATTTCACCGACCAGGCTGGCAAACGGCGGTCCAAGCTGTTCCCGCGCCGCAAGGATGCCGACGTCTATCTGGTCAAGGTCCGCTCGCTGGTCGCCAACCACACCTATCTGGCCGACAGCGACAGCACGACCGTGGCCGGGGCTGCGAAGGCTTGGCTCGACCATTGCGAGGTGCGCTGCAAGACCGGGCGGCGGATGGAGCGGTCCACCCTGCGTGGCTACAGCGACTATGTGCGCCTGCACATCACCGCGCCCGAGATCGGCATCGGGGACAAGCTGATCGCCCAACTGACCCGCCGCCATGTCAACGAACTGCGGGACCGCCTGCTGCTGAACGGCCGATCCGAACATCTGACCCGCCGCGCGCTGTCGGTGCTGAAGCTGGCTCTGGACCACGCCATCGACAACGGCCAGCTGTTCACCAACGCCGCGCAGGGCGTGCGAGTGATCAAATCCAGCCGGATCGAGCACAAGGCGCCGGTGCCGACAAAGGAGGCGATCCGCGCCCTGATCGAGGCGGCCGACGGGGATTTCAAACCGCACCTGATCGTATCGGCGCTGGGCGGTTTACGCGCGTCCGAACTGCGGGGCCTGCGCTGGCAGGACGTGGATTTCGACAAGGGCTTCATCCACATCCGCCAGCGCGCCGACGCCTACAACCAGATGGGCGAGCCGAAATCGCGCGCGGGCTATCGCGACATACCGGCCGGGCCGATGGTGTTGAACGCCCTGCGCCGCTGGAAACTGCGCTGCCCGAAAAGCGAGTTGGGGCTGGTGTTCCCCGCTCCGCAGGGTGGCATCCTGCAGCACACCCGGACGCAGGACCGGTTCCGCAAGCTGCAGGAAAAGGTCGAGGTGACGATGCGCTGGCACGACCTGCGCCACTTCGCCGTGTCGCTGTGGATCGAGCAGGGCTTCTCGATCAAGGAGGTGATGACCTTCGCGGGCCATTCCTCGATCCAGATGACGATGGAACGCTACGGGCATCTGTTCCCGTCACCCGACCATCAGAAGGCCATGGCCATGGTCGAGGCGAAGCTGCTGGGGTGA